ATAGGAAGCCATAGGAAAGTTGCAACCGTTGATGATAGTGAACGTTTTGCCTTCATACTCATTTTTAATCTTAGCCTTCTTCAGAGCTCTGTACATGTAAAGCTCAAGCTTAGAGGCAAATTCAATGCCATCTTCCTTAACCTTTGTAGATCTGGTGATCTGTCTTCTCTTAGTAGTCTTCCTCCTCCTCATCGTCCATTTCAATTACAGATATCACATCATCAATCAGGAGTATGTCCCTGAAAAATTCTACAGCTTCCTCATGGCTTTCCCCTAAGTATTCCTCCCAAGTTCTGTTTCCTTCACCCATGAGATCATTCTTTGTGAATACAGTGTATCTTTTATAGTTGTTTATTTTATTATAGAACAGTATGTCTTTAAGGTTCTCCCAGAAGTAAGGATACTCTATAAGGCAAACCAATGCTTGTCTATCATCAATCCCCAACCTGTCGGCAAGCCAGAAGACTTCAATATCAGATATTGTTTCTATGAATATATCCAAGTCTTTTTTGACGTAAACGTAAAAGTAGTTATCATCGATAGTAGAGTAGTCAATAACTTCCTTCATGATGGTAAAGACCCTAACAGCCTCCTCCAGGTCAAGAGGTCTATTAAATACTATTTTCTTTGCGTCTAATCTCATCTATAGCTCTTTGCAGGTAGAGAACCTGATCCATCGCTTCCTCCTTAGCGTGTTGCAACCACTGCAACAAAGATAGGTCATTTTCCGCAAGAGTGGTTCCATATTTTTTAAAACCAACAGCGCTTCTTCTTTTAAATTCGTGTATAGTTTTTACAACGACAGGATCTCTTTTCCAGTCTTCAAAGTCAAATCTATCCATCTTCATTCGTGTTCCCAGAATCTTTGAGTATATTCTCCTTGAGTTGATCTACTGCTTCCTGGTATCCGTCCATTAATTTTAAAGTCTCGAGCGTCCCAATCGAGAGGTCTTTTAAGTTTTGCATCTGACTTAGGATTGCGTTTTGCATCCCCACCATGTTTTTTACTTGATTCTCCATTTGAATCAATCTGCTTTCCTTCATTTTTTATTGTATTTAATTCGCAAAAGCAACCACCGACATCAAGCCAGCAGTTACATATTCTCATTTGTTTATTTGAATCCATTGTTTGAGCTGTAAAGAAAGTAAACCCACAAGGCAATGGCTACAATAACTGATATGGCTCTGGCAATGTCAAGTGGTGTCATTAGAAAAGGTGTGTTAGTCTCGCCATTTGTCCATGACTTTTTGAATGAATAAATCCTTCAACGGCTTTAGGCGCATGCTGATAACCCTTTCTGTGGTGCCATCCGTCTGTTCCAGAAGGAGATCGCAAAGCCTCAACAGTAACACCAATAAAATCTTTAGACATCTTGTGATGTATGTGATGTATGTATACATATCTGTTTTTAGCATTCGACCAATCTTCACCAGCCTCTTGAGCCATAAGTAGCGGAAGGTCTTGTGGTTTTGCTCCGTCTCCGTGTGTTGTTCCAATGAGATTATTATGGTATCGATAGTATTTACGATGCGCAATTGAAGTGTCAAAGGTAATATTTTTGCATTTATTATACCACGAGGCTATCGAGTCGGCTAAAAAGAACCCACTCTGATAGTCATGGTTGGATGGGTTATACATGAAGTGCACATCTGCAATCTGAAGCAGTGTATCTAAAACGTCAATATAGAGCTTCTTAGCGATTAAAAAGTTGTCATACCACATTCCATCAGTATCTTGTGGAGTTCCGCTCGTAGTCGTCCTCTTAGGGGTGTCTATGTGGAGAATATCATTACCTGCGACAAATACAATTTTGTCAATTGTAAATCCAGAGGCTTTTTGTAGTATTCCTTCGACTCCTGATTTGACTCTTTGAACTGCTATTTGTGAGTTGTAATCCTCTCCTGTTTCGAATGATGAGGCTAACTTGCCAATATGTACATCAGCAGGATCAATAACAAGTAAACAGCCATCAGGATCGTTGTTTCTGATAATCTTTTCATAATTAAATGCGTGTTGTTTGATCTCTTCAACATGGTCTTTGAGCATTTGCTCGAATGTAGGTCCACTGTCTTTGCTTGGCTTAAACTGTATGGACCACTTCTTGTCTTTCGACCAGGCTATTCCTACGCTTGATATATCAATACCTCTTTCTTCACATGCCTGTGCAAGAGCTGGTTGCTCTTCTATCCTTGTAATCTTCTGTATGTGCTTTGATATAGATCTTCTTGTTGACTCTATAGTCTTTTCGTTCGGATCTATCTGTAGGTCTTCATGTATTAGCTTAGCTATATCAGTAAAACCTCTGTGTCCTTGCTTGTAGTAATCCTCAGCAAGTCTTTTTATTTCTTCAACGTTAATCATCCTTTTTAATTTGATTCTGTAATTTTTCCAGATTTATTTTGAAAGATGCTATTGAAGTTTTAGTTATTCCAAAGTCAGGTTCGTAGAGAGAGTCGATGATCTGGTCTACACTTTTATGCAGACTAATTCTCAGCCTCTCTATAAACCTCACTCTTTGCGTCATACATCCTCATCCATGTGCTGTAAAAACAGATCTCCTACTGATTTGTTAAAAGTCTTTATAGCTCTGTATATTATTCTGGATTTCTTTTTGGTTTCTCTTTTGTCCTTGAGACTTGAGTCAATCCCAAGTCTTGTATAAAGTAATGTGTCAAGCTCTAACAGTGCATCCATCTTTTCTTTTTCTGTTTTAGTTGTGTAGCCTGTTACAGTATTACAGAAAGAGTTTACATCCAATTCATGGATATTAAACATCCTCTGTTTTATCTTAGCATATTCTCTATCAAACAATGTATTTTTTCTCATTTTATCAAATTTAGTTATTATTGCTGAAACTCAAGTACTTATCTTCAGATTTTTTTATTATATCATCATTTGCCATTCTCTTAAAGTAGGTCAAGTAAATCTCGTAAATTGGTCTCGAGACCTCATGGTTACTGTACGTAACAGGGGATACCATGTTTTTTACAAGCCCATCTTTTTCTATCCTTATGTTTAATCTTAACTCATTATTCTTAATCAATTCAGGTTCTATTGTTATTCCATTCACAATACAAAATGCCATAGCATTCTGATGAATCTTGTTAGGATAAAAGTCTATTGTCGGTTTTTTCTTAGGTCTTCCCATTAGAATGGTAAATCATCGTTATCTACTGCAAATGCGTCTGATGGAAACATTTTAGGCACCACATCTTCATCCTTGTCAAACACAAACGTAGGTGGGTTCTGATCCTTTGCATAGTATCTACCAGATACAACATCAAACCTGAAGAACTCCTTTCCATTCATCTCTCCTTGAAACTTCATCTTGACCTTCTGTGTCACAAACTCGACATCATTTTCATCAATCTTTGAGGCAGGTATTTCTGCAAAGTGCCTATAGATTGTAAAGCCATCGTGCGTTTGATTCCTGAAGTCAGCAGATCCACTACAATCGTAGAGGGTAGGGAGATCGTATATCCCTGCATCATTCTTGCGCATTTTAGTTGGATGCACCACCAGGAATATAATCACATTGTTCATCTGAGCAAACATAGTCAGGTGCGTAAGCACACGCTTTATCTTAGAAAGCTCAGAGTCACTTGACTTATCAAAGTCAATTTTATTAAAGGCATCGATTATAAACATATCAACTCCATAGATAAACATCTGCTCCTTGAACTTCTCCATAATCCAACTCCATGTGGGTATCTCTCCTCTTTCAGGAGCAGTAATGTATATCTTTTCGTTTGCCCACTTAATATATCTATTAATTTCTTCTTTAGTTATCTTGGGTCTGTTGGGGTTGTCTTGCCAAAAGTTTTTACCAAAAAACTTCTCAATGAATGTTGTTTGGTGTAGAGCCATTGGGTTGTGCTCTGGAGAAAAGAACGATGCCTTGAGGTTGTAGTCTCTGATTAGGTTGAGTACATACCACTCAGTAAAGTTAGACTTACCATGAGAGGGTATACCTGTAGACACGACCAAGTGTCCTCGCATAACTGTGAAGACGTTATTGAGATTACCGAAGCACTTGTGTTTTGGATACAGTGTTTCAGGCAATCCGTTGTCGTATAAATCATGTATACCCCCAGCAAGGTCCTCTATGGTAAACGTTCCTGATGCAGGATACCTTTTACCATTTGCTATTGATTCTTTTACTAAGTCATCCCCTCCATCGATGAGGTCTCCATTGGCATCTTTGTTCTTGAATAAAACCCTCAAGCATCTGTATCTACCAAGACGCTGTGCTATCTTATCAGCTACAATCTCTCCCTTGTCGTCATTGTCTGTGGCTATATAAAACTTACTTACATCCTTCAGATACTTCTCGCAGTTTATCCAGAAGTCATCGTTGTCGTTCGCTCCGTTGGGAATGCTTATTGTATTCTTAAATCCACACTGGTGCATAGCTAACACATCAAACTCTCCTTCCACTATAAACACCTCATCTTGACCAATGGCGGCATTGATGTTGTAGAATATTGGTTTTGTTTGTGCTGTTTGTGTAAAATGCTTTCCTCCTGATCTAAATTTCTTGTTGACCAAAGTATCTCCCTCAAAGTAATTAAAAACAATGTTGTTCATCTTCTTTCTTGCTTGTGGCTGAAAGTATTCCTCTTCAGTTATACCTAACTCCTTGAGTGTAGACTGACGAATCTTTCTTGACTCACACCATTTAACCATGCCATCAGATAGCTTTGTATAGTTAATCCAGTTCTGCTCAGGAAGTTTGTACACCTTGTCACGAACCAGAGGCTTCTCGTCTCTTATCGATATGCCATCACAGTGATGACACTTCGCTACACCTTCATTAATATTTACACTAAGACATCTGTCAGCTTTGTTCCTTCTTTCAGGAGAGCATGCTGGGCAAACAGTTTTAATCTGACCAGACGTTTTCCCTTTTAGATTTATATCGTTCCATTGTATTGTTTTCATAGTGTGTTGTTGAATATAGATTTTGGTTTGCCAGTCTTGAGGTTGATGTTATATCTTTTGAGATACCAACTTCTGAAATGAGATACATAGTCAGGTTTACTTTTTACAGTATCAGATTTCATATTTAGGTGCTCATTAAATTCCAAGTAATACATCTTTAGACTGTCGATGTCTATCTTCAAATTACTTGTTATTGCTTTGAGATATTTTTCATCCTCAAAAACTAATTTGAAATTTTCTTCGATCGCCCTGTTGATGATATTATTGTTTTCATTGTTTATATTATTATTATTGTTAGTTGTGTCCTTTTGTTGTTCTTTTGATGTGCTTTTGTTGTCCTTTTGTTGTGCATCATCATCAGACTTTTTCTGGTAATCATCATATTTTACAATAGTTACGAGAGTATATTTGTTGTGCCCTTTCTTATGCATCTCCCCTGTTTCTATTAATTTGTCAAGGGAGAGTTGTATTTGCTTCCTGGAAAGTCCAAGATCGTCTGCAAGGTTTTGTTGGGAGGTTATAAAAGTTCCTCTACGTACAACCATTCCTCTCCAATTTTTGTCCTTCCAGTTAGCTTTTAAAAGGCAGTGAATGAATAATCTCATTGTATTGGCATCAGTATACCACTCCCACTGTAAAATCTTCCTGCTTAGTGTTATGAATGAATCAGCCATTCTCTTATTTTATTTTCAATGTTTCTTTTGTGGATATCTGGTATGTATCTCAATGATTTGATGAAATTATTTATCTGATCTTTTCTGTAGATTTCTCTATGAATTAGTCTTCTGTTTAATTCCTTTGTGTAAATGAGTTCTTCAGCAACAGTTTTTTTCTCAAATACCATTGCTGGCATAATCTCTTTTATCTTTCTGTCGCACATTGCAAACCTATACATGAAAAGTTTATCTCCGAACTTGGAGTCTAAAAGATTTTCAGCTTTTTTAATGCCATGTAGCACGCTTGCATGATTCTTTCCTATGTAGTTTTCATTAGACCAAAACTTACCTATCTGTTCCATACTTAAGTGCGTGTGTCTTCTGAGTAAATACATAAGCAATGACCTCATATCAACAAGATCTCTTGTCCTTACTGTCGGATTTATAAACGGATCTTTGATTTGTAATTCTTTTTTGAATACATCTATGATAAATTCTGCCTTGTTGAGTTCTTCTTTTATTTGTAACATATTAAATTAGATTAAATTAAATAACTTGAAAGGGAGCGGACTTGCCATTCGCCCCCATGTATCAAGTAAAAAAAACAAAAATTAAATCAGAACGGCAAGTCGTCATCAGCAGGAACTGTTTGTGCCTGTACTGAAGCTTGTTGTTGGGTAGGCTGTCCTTCTTGTTGTTTAGAAGGGAATACCTTACCGAGATTGTATCTACTCTTTGTTTCAGAGTTGTAACCTGATAAGGACTTTGATCCATCCTCCCAAGTTGTAAGGTCAAACCATACTGTCTTTCCGTACTGATCGCTTTCAGTTACAGCTTTTGGTGTTTCCTTCATTAGTCTTCCGAGTTCTGTTGCGTTTAATGCAATTCGCTCTTTGTTTGTTGGTTGTGCCATAATTGTAATTTTAAGTTAATAATTGATTTAAATTGTTGAGGTACTCTCTGGCAAGGGTAACTCGGTTATAGATTGCATCTATGTCTTTCTGGTTTCTTTCGACCATAAATTCTTTAATCCTGTGTCTAGGGTTTATATCTTTAAACTTGTGAGAGTCCCAAACCTCTTGTTCGAGTTCCTCTGGTAATTCAATCATCCCAAGCT